TCGCGGGCTTGCAGCACCATCAGAGCTTCGACGTCCACCGGGGCGCATCCAAGGCCAAGGCCACCACGAAGAAGATGCGGCCCAAGGACCGCGCGCTGGCAAACGACTTCATGAAGGACGGCGATTACGAAGTCCTTCTGAGAAAGTGGTTCGGCAATCTCGCCGAGGCACTGAAGCCGGGTGGCAGCTTCTACATCTGGGGCGGTTATGCCAACTGCGCCAACTATCCGCCGGCGCTGGCCGAATGCGGGCTGTACTTCTCGCAGGCAATCATCTGGGTCAAGAACATACCCGTGCTCACGCGCAAGGACTTCATGGGAGCGCATGAGTGGTGTTTCTATGGTTGGCGTGAAGGGGCTGCACACTGGTTCAATCCGGATTACAACAACGTGCGGGATGTCTGGGAAGTGGCGAAAGTGCCTCCGCAGTCGATGATTCATCTGACAGAGAAGCCGGTCGAGTTGGCCACGCGGGCGCTGACCTATTCGTCGAAGGCGGGCCAGACCGTGCTGGATCTTTTCGGCGGCTCGGGCTCGACGCTGATTGCCTGCGAGAAGCTCGGACGGCGGGCGAGGCTGATGGAGATCGATCCACCCTACTGCGATGTGATCATCCGCCGCTGGCAGGAGTACACCGGAAAGGCAGCGACGCTGGAAGGCGATGGGCGCAGCTTCGATGAAATCCGTGCCGAACGAATCGAGGCTCGAGCGTGAGATCGAGCGGTGCCGCCAGGAGATTGCGGAGATCGAACCGGGCGCTGCTGGCCGAGGTGCGGAAGGAGCTGGCTGAACTCGAGAGCCGGATCATATTGCGCCTGAACGGTCTGTACATCCGGCGCTCCGAATGTGAGTTGCACAACGCGCTGCTGGAGTAACGGATCGAGGGAATTGCGAGGCAGAAGAGAGAGACCGCCAGCGACTGAGACTGGCGGTGGAGGAGCGGTGATGGCGCTATTGCGGTTTGATCCGATACGCCCAGATAGGGGCCGCTATGTCGGATAGGCTGATGAGCCAGGCCGAGTACGCGCGGCACCGCGGCAAAAGTCGCCAGTATATCAGCCGGCTGGCGAAGGCCGGGGTGCTAGTGATGCGTGGCGGCAAGGTCGACGTTGCCGCATCGGATGCGGTGCTCGACGACCGGCCCGAGCCGGTCTCCGAACGCGTGGCCGCCGCGCCGGCCGACAGTACGCCCACGGGCACGACCTTCGCGCAGGCCAAGACCGCCGACATGGTCTTCAAGGCCAAGCTTCGCAAGATGGAGTACGACGTCCGTATAGGCAAGCTCGTCGAGGCGGAGTTGGTCAAGCAGCGCTGGTCGGCCATCTACCGGCTGATCGTTGACCGGATCCTGGCCTGGCCTAACCGGCTAGCGCCCGAGGTAGCTGCACTGACCGACGAGCGGCAGGTGCGCGAGGTGATCCTGCGGGAGGCGCGGGCGCTGGTCAACGAGCTGCGTGCTGACGTGCAGTATGCGCGTTGAAGAGATCCAGATTCTGGCGGCCGAGGTGTTGGCGCCGCCGCCAGACCTTACGGTTTCCCAGTGGGCCGATCAGAACCGGTGGTTGTCGTCGGAGTCGGCCGCGGAGAAGGGCGAATGGCGAACCGATCGGGCGCCATATCAGCGCGCGGTGATGGACGCCATGGGGCCGTCGAGCCCGTACGAGACAGTCGTGATGATGTGGGCGGCGCAGTTGGGCAAGAGCTCTCTCTTGGAGAATTTCCTCGGCTACATCATCGATTCGGATCCGGGGCCGGTGTTGCTGGTCCAGCCTCGCGAAGTGGATGCCGAGACCTTCTCGAAAGACCGTCTCGCGCCGATGCTGCGCGACACGCCGTGCCTGCGCGGCAAGGTGGCGGATGCGCGCTCGCGCGATTCGAACAACACGATCCTTCACAAGAAGTTCCTGGGCGGATCGATTACGCTCGCGGCGGCGAACTCGCCGGCTGGCCTGGCCATGCGCTCGATCCGCTACTGCCTGCTCGACGAAGTGGATCGGTATCCCGCGAGCGCGGGCAGTGAAGGCGATCCCGTGAACCTGGCCATCACGCGCACGGCGAACTTCTGGAACCGGAAGATCGTGCTGTGCTCGACGCCCACGACCAAGGGCGCCTCGCGCATCGAGCAGGCATGGCTCAACTCGAACCAGCAGAGCTACTGGGTTCCCTGCCCGCACTGTGGCGCGTTCCAGGTGCTCGCCTGGGGCAACCTCGTCTGGCCCAAGGATGCGCCGGAGAAGGCCGAGTACCGCTGCGAGCACTGCTCGAAGCGGATCGCCGATTGGCAGAAGCACCAGATGCTCAAGGCCGGCGAGTGGCGCGCGGCGCGGCCGGATGCGGCCGACATTGCCGGCTTCTGGATCAACGGCCTGTACTCGCCGTGGCGCAAGTGGGGCGCGCTGGCGAAGAAGTTTCTCGCCGACAAGAAGTCGATCGAAACGTTGCGCGAGTTTGTCAACACCGTGCTGGCCGAGCCTTGGGACGATGCGGCCGAGACCACGGTCGACCAGGCCACGGTCATGGCTCGCCGTGAGCACTACCGCGCGGCCGTTCCCTATGGGGCGGTGGTGCTGACAGCGGGCGTCGACGTGCAGAAGGACCGGCTCGAGCTGGAACTCGTGGGCTGGGGACGAGGCGAAGAGGCCTGGTCGATCGAGTACCGCATCTTGCCGGGCGACCCGTCGGGCGCGTTGGTCTGGCAGGAACTGGACACATATCTCGAGCGGCGCTGGCCGCACGAGACAGGGGTCTCGCTTCCGGTCTTGGCATGTTCGATCGACGCCGGGTACGAATCGCAGGCCGTGTATGAGTTCTGCCGGACCCGCTATCACCGGCGCATTTTCGCCGTGAAGGGCAAGGGCGGGCCGCTACCCGTCTGGCAGCGCAAGCCGACCGCGAAGAACATCCGCGGCGAGAAACCGTGGATCGTCGGCACGGACACGGCGAAGGAAACGATCTACGGGCGCCTCAAGAACCCGACGCCGGGCACGCCGGGCTACTCGCACTTTCCCGCCGACCGCGAGGAGGGTTACTTCGAGCAACTCCTGGGCGAGGTCCTGGTAACCACTTACGCCAGGGGCCAGCCGAAGCGCGAGTGGCGGCCGAAACCGGGCGTCCGGCAGGAGGCGCTTGACGCGCGCGTTTATGCCTACGCCGCGGTGCGGGCGTTGGTCTCGATGGGCCTGTCGCTCGACAACGAAGCCGACCGAATCCTGGCCGCGAACCGGCCCCGGCCTGTCCCTGAGGATGAACGGGATCGCGAACGCTGGCTGGGCGAGCGAGGAAGGAAGTGGCTCAAGCGATGAAAGTCAGAAGTCAGCCAAGCGAGCATGGGACGCCTGGCGCCTGGGAGTATCTGGTGGTCAGCGGTGACGCGGAATCGGCGGACCTGCTCATCCGATACGGCGCACAGGGTTGGGAACTGGTGGCCGTCGTGCGCGAGTTCGGAACGCGGGCGACGTTCTACTTCAAACGCCGGAGAGTCTGAGTGGCTTGGACGCAGCAACAACTCGAGGCCATCGAGGCGGCGATCGCCAGCGGCGAGTTGACCGTCCGCTTCGGCGACCGCACGGTGACCTACCGCTCGATGGAGGAACTCCTCCAGGCGCGGGCCGTTATCCAGGAAGCACTCGCCGCCGAATCCGGAACTACAACGGATCGTTTCTCTTTCGCTCAGACCTCAAAAGGATGAACTGGCTCGACAAAGCGATCGCTTGGGTGTCGCCCGAGACGGGTCTGCGCCGGATGCGCGCACGCCGCGCCGGGGAACTGATCCGGCTGGCCTATGAAGGCGCGCGGACCGATCGCCGCACAGGCGGCTGGGTCACGACAGGCAATTCGGCCAACGCCGAGATCTCGGTGGCGCTGTCGAAGCTGCGTGAGCGCTCGCGCGACCTGATCCGCAACAACGCCTACGCGGCGCGCGCCGTGGCCGAGGTGGTGGGCAACGCCATCGGCACGGGCATCACGGCGCAGGCGCGAAGCGGCGAGCCGGACCTGGACCGGATCATCAACGCGGCCTGGGCGGATTGGATCGAAGAGTGCGACGCCGACGGGCAGCTTGATTTCTACGGACTCCAGGCGCTGATTGCGCGGACGGTGTTTGAAAGCGGCGAATGCCTGGTGCGCTTCCGCCAGCGGCGCGAAAGCGATGGCCTTACGGTGCCGTTGCAGCTTCAGGTACTCGAGCCGGATTACCTGGATCACACCAAAACCCAGAAGACCGAGACGGGCTACATCATCCAGGGCGTAGAGTTCGATCTGGT